AGATTGCAAAGATTGTTCGGGAGTCACAGGAAAAGGATTAATTGCCTCATTTAATAAGTAATATCCCTCATTTTAATTGCTGGGTTAGAAAAGAGTATACGCACAATCATTTAGATTATCACGGAGAGTATTTACACGCGATAGCGATTGCGGTAAACACGATACCTGATAGATGTTTATCCTTTCAAGTCGTATTCACAGGATACGAATTTGATGAGGAAGAAGATTCTGAAAATCTTCATGGTGGAGCGATGTGGGCTAGGATGCCTATTACCGCCTTAGTTGGGGACGCTCTTATTGATGAGATGCCTGAAGCGATGGCAACTCATCTAGCGCAACCTTGGGACTGTAGTTCCCGAGACCATGAGGTTATTGTTATGGATCGCGTATCTTCTAGCCCTTGGCTGTGTAAGATAGATAACGAGTTTCATACAGGAAGGTATTTGTTCACTGTTGATTATACAGGGAACGATATAGCTGATGATCCTGCTCAACATAAGCAGAGTCATGTTATTCAGCTTACTGATGCGGGGAAATGGACGGGCAATATTGTAGCACTGCCTAACAATCGTGTAAGAGCGACTAATCCTGCGTTATGGGAGACAGGTTCAGGAGCACCGGACTTTTATCCTAGTCAACACGTGCATAGTGCGGAGATTGACGACAGCTACATGGATCCGAACATTACGTTTAATAACTTGTATGCCGAAGGAGATTAAAATGCCAGGATACAAAAAGAACAAAAAGATGCCTAAGAAAATGGGCAGGGGCGGAAAGACCGCTAAGAAAATGCCGATGAGAATGAAGCGCGGCGGTAAAACTGGAGGCAAGAAGAAGTGAGAAATTTTAGATCTACGGAACTTCCGTATCCGTCTCCTAAAACTCAAAAAGCTGGTGTTATGCCCTCTATTCCAGAACCTTCTAATGAGGGTTTTGCGAAGCCTACTGAACTAAAGCAGAAAACTGTTGATCTTCCTGGAAAGAAAGTAAGGACAAAAGGCACTGGTGCAGCAACCAAGGGATTGGATTTTACTAGCTACATCAACTAATGGATTTTATAAAATATTCGGAGTTTTTACTCCGCAAGCTGCGTGAGAGACAAGAAGATCTCACGCAGACACTCGCCACTGGTGGCGCACAAGACTTTGTTCAGTACCAACGTATTGTTGGAGAAATTTCAGGGCTTAATTTCGCTGAACAAGAAATAACTGCCCTGCATGGAAGGATGGAAGATGTCGAAGACGACTGAAGAAATTGACCTAAGTAGCATAGGTGCTACCCCTGAACGAGTTCTTAATTTTGGTTCTGATACGCCTATAGAACCTGTTAAAGAGGGCATAACCTCCGAAAATTATGAAACTCATGCAGATAAGTTGCCGAACCCTACGGGGTATCGTTTGCTGATTCTGCCGTTTACTCCTCCGGAGAAAACAAAAGGCGGCATTATGTTAGCTAAACAAACTCTTGATAAAGAGCGGATAGCTACCGTAGTTGGGCTGGTTGTAAGAAAAGGCCCAGATGCTTATTCCGACAAAGATAAATTTCCCGAAGGCGCTTGGTGCGATGAAGGCGATTGGGTAATTTTTGGTCGCTATGCAGGAGCTAGATTCAACATCGACGGAGGCGATATGCGTCTTTTGAACGATGATGAAATTTTAGCTGTTGTAAATAATCCAGAAGATATTCTGCAATAAGGTAATATGAAATGGCTGAGTCTCAAGATATTGAACTAATACTTCCTGAAGAGGAAGTTGATCCTAGAGAGGGGGATGTTTCGCAGGAGCCTGCGCAAGACTTTGATATGTCTGCCCCAGAAGAAGTTGCTTCTAATTCTGATGAATTAGAAGAATACAGTGACGGTGTTAAAAAACGCATCGATAAACTAACTTATCGCATGCGAGAAGCCGAACGTCAGCGAGAAGAAGCGATTGAGTTTGCCAAGAAGATTTCTGAGCAAAACAACGAACTTCAAACTAAGTTACAGTCTTCTGACTCTACTTTAGTCAATGAATATACTCAGCGGATTGAGTTGGATAAGGAACGGGCGCGTAGAGCACTTAAAGAAGCTCAAGAGCTTGGCGACGCTGAAGCTATTGCATTAGCTACAGAAGCGGTTGCTAAAACTTCTTACGAAGCGCAAAATGCCCAAAGATTAGTAGCACGACAGAAAAACGCACCTAAACAAGTGCAGACTCCTGACCAGCTACAATACCCGCCGCAAATGCCGCAACGGAATATACAACCGGCTGCTCCAGATGCGAGTGCGGAAGCATGGGCAGAAAAGAACAACTGGTTTGGTGAAGACGAGGGCATGACGTATGCTGCTATGGGCATTCATCAAAAATTAATTAAGGAAGGAGTGCCTCCTAGTTCCAAGCATTATTACCAACGGGTAGATGCGGAAATGAGAGATCTCTTTCCACAAAAGTTCGCCGATGAGACGAAAAACGTGCAATCTTCTGTAGCAGGTGCCAGCCGTGGGGCTGGTTCTGTAAAGAAAGGAGCACGCAGTGTGAAACTCACACCTTCACAGATAGCAATTGCTAAAAGAATAGGTGTGCCTCTAGAAGAGTACGCAAAGTTTGTATAGGAGATGAAAATGACAGATCGTACCTCCAGATCTGCTGAAACTCGAGCAAAAACAGCTCGCCGTAAACCTTGGCAACCACCTTCAATGTTGGACGCCCCTCAAGCCCCAGCTGGCTATAAGCATAGATGGGTTCGTGCAGAAGTTCGTGGGCACGATGACCGAGCGAATATGTCTAAGCGTATTCGTGAAGGATTCGAGCCAGTAAGAGCAGAAGACTATCCTGACTTCGACGCTCCTACGATTGACGAAGGGAAGCACGCTGGCGTGATTGGTGTTGGTGGCTTAATTCTTGCAAAGATTCCTGACGAAACCGTTGATGAAAGAAATGCATATTTCCGAGGAAAGACTGCAGATCAGCTTCACGGTGTTGACAATGATCTTCTGCGAGATAGTGACCCTCGTATGCCGCTTAGACAAAGCGATATTCGAAGGGACTCAAAAGTTGAGTTTGGTAGTCGAGAACCGGCTGCTGATTAATTTCATCATTTTCCTTAGAGGATTAAATCATGGCTAATACTGACGCCCCTAACGGGTTCACCCCAGCCTACCACCTATATGGTGGTGTGATTCGTCCTCAGAAGTTGCGTATTGCAAGTGGTACTAACGCCTCCATTTTTAATGGTGACGTAGTTAACCTTTCTTCTGGGTATGTAATCCAAGGCACCGCCACAGGCACTCCTTGCGGAGTATTTGCTGGCGTTTATTACACGGCAACCGACGGTACGCCGACATTCGCAAACATGTGGACAGCAGACGTAGTTACACTAGGTGGTGCTGACGTGGAAGCGTATGTCTATACCGATCCAGCGATCGTGTATGAGGCACAATTTACTGCAGGTACTCCTGCTGTAAGTTTCATCGGTAGTAAATATACTATCAGCACTACCGCTGGCAGCACCAACAATGGACGATCCAAAGAAGGTGTAACAGCGACAACCAGCAGCGGCATCGCGTTGTTAAACAGGTTCGTAGATTCTCCGAGCAACACCATTGGTGCTAACGCTCGTGGATACTTTACGTTCCCAACTAACGTATTTGCGGTATAGGAGAGTAACTAATGGCTATTTCAAGAGCGCAACTCGTAAAAGAGCTTGTTCCTGGCCTTCACGCTCTCTTCGGTTTAGAGTATGAACGCTATGCACCTGAGCATGAAGAAATCTTCGATACGGAGACTTCTGAACGAGCTTTCGAAGAGGAAGTAATGCTTAGTGGTTTTGGTGAGGCACCTGTGAAATTTGAAGGTTCTGCAGTATCTTACGATACCGCACAAGAATCTTTCACTGCTCGCTACACTCACGAAACTGTCGCTTTGGCGTTTTCTTTGACTGAAGAAGCAATTGAAGATAATCTGTACGACACCCTGTCTTCTCGTTATACACGAGCACTAGCTCGTTCTATGATGCAGACGAAGCAAATTAAAGCTGCGAACGTATTGAACAATGCGTTTAACAGTTCATTTGTTGGTGGAGACGGTAAAGAGCTTTGTGCAACTGATCACCCCACCGTGGGCAATCAAGACCAACGCAACGAACTGTCAACTGCTGCAGACTTGAACGAAACTTCGTTAGAGCAATCGTTGATTGATATCGCAGCTTTCGAAGATGAGCGTGGTCTAAAGATCAATGCTCAGGCTCGTAAGTTGATTATCCCATCTGCTCTGCAATTCGTTGCAGATCGTCTACTGGAAACTCCAGGACGAGTAGGCACTGCGGATAACGATATTAACGCACTGCGTAACATGGGTATGGTTCCTGAAGGATATACGGTCAATCATTATCTAACAGATACTGATGCCTTCTTCCTGAAGACTGACGTACCTAATGGTCTCAAGCACTTTGTGCGATCTCCTGTCTCTACGAATATGGAAGGTGACTTTGAAACCGGAAATGTTCGCTATAAGGCCAGAGAACGCTACAGCTTTGGCTTTAGTGACTGGCGTGGTATTTTCGGCTCTCCTGGAGCTGCGTAATATCGCAAAAGAAAGGGGCACTAGTTGCCCCTTTTCTTTTTCTCCTGTATAAACCCACTATCTGAGAAAAACAGCCTTAGCGACCGACTCAGACGGACGTTACGAAGACTCTAAGGCGAATCCTTTCGTAAGAGGTAATTACAATGGCACAGACCACTTTTGCTGGCCCGATCAAATCTTTGGCGGGTTTTATAAACGCAGGCGTTAATACTACTGTTAGCCTAACTGCAGATACTTCGCTAACTGTTGCGGCCCACGCAGGTAAAATCCTATTATGTAACGATGCGGATGGAAAGTTTACACTTCCTTCGATTGTTACTACTGCCCCAACTGACCCTACGTCTCCTGATCAAGCTAATAATGTAGGTGCGTCTTTCTTTTTCTATATTGAAACCGCAGCTACAGATCTGG